CATCCTCACCGTTGCTTGATGAACCAATAAACAAACGGATAGGGTCACTCGTACTCATAATGATCATGCCTTTCAATATCTGTTTCTACACATTCATCACCCCACTGTATCTCTGTGATCTTGAGCGGTTTATCTGTTTCGTTTGACAACATATGCCATTCATTTGGCTTTATAGATAATTTATCGAACTGGTATAAGGTTCGCCAAAGCTCAACATCGGAACTCGAAGGGCTTATCGTATATACACTCGCTGCCCCGTCTGCAACAAACCATTCTTCACTGCGTTTTGCGTGACGTTGCATGCTCAATGTTTTGCCAGGATCTACAACCAGTTCTTTGAGCTTTATGTTAGGTGAGTCGGAACGAAGAACACGATAGTAACCCCATGGTCGTTCGACCTTCGGTCGCTGCCACTCATCAAGAATCCATCGTGAGCTGTTTTTCTTATCGTCGCCGCCTACACCAAAAACAAACTTGATACCAGGAGTGCCATCCCAAGATATTTGTTCTGGAACTTTACCGTCGACACGGTCGCCACCATTCGCTACAATCAGTTCATCCTTGTCGCCCCACCCTCTAGCACGCAATTTGAATATTGCGGACGAAGCACCATTGTGGTCAACACTGTCATCGAAATCAATAACCTCGTCAACCATCTTTAAATTTTCTATGATTTCTGCACGCTCATCGAAAGGCATAAATGGTCTGCCCTTCTTACGTTCGAGCCAATCGTCAGAGTTCAATCCAACGATTAGTTTGTCGCCGAGCAATGATGCGTGTTTAAAATACGAAATGTGTCCAGAATGTAAAGGATCGAAACCGCCTGTCACTAACACATATTTCATTTTTCCTCCAGTTTCTTTATCCTTTCTTCGAGCTCATCAATCTTCTTTGCCACGTTTGGGTATTTTCTACGCCAAGCGATTTGCTCTCTATCAAGGATATCTATATTATACCTCTTCGCAGCCCAATCCGCAAGGGAAATAAACTTAGCATAGCACCATTTTCCCAGCTTAGTATCTTGAAACCAAGCAGTTGTTGCAGTGCCGAGTAAACTACCAGCGATATTAGAAAGAAGCCAGATCCACATGTTTTCTATTTTCTATATGTTGTTCAGCAATATCTTCTTTTGATTGACCATAATATGCAACCGCATGATGTTTTTCTATCATGTAATCATTTATCGACTTATCTGCAAAACTGGTCGTTCGCCAAAACTCTCCAAGGATTCGACCAAACTTACCTTTAGCATCTTTATGAGTTTTCAGAGTGATTCCTGCTTCATCATTTAACATATCAGTCAGGAAGTCTTTCGCAGCGAGACCATACTTCTTTTCTTCTAAATCTCTTGTACGTGATTCTGGTGTGTCGATACCATACATACGAACACGCTGTTTACGCAGCCAAACACCGAACCCAAGATCAATGTCGATATCTACAGTATCCCCATCAACCACTTTTGTAATAACACATCTGTATTCATGCATCTTTTCTCTCCCAGCTTTCCCATATCCAAAGAAACTCCCACTGACAGTTATGCGTTTCTTGCATTCTTTCTACTATCTTTGCTCTTTTTTCTTCAGCATCTTTGATGAAGTCGTGATATTGTATTTGAATATATTTGAAGTTGTTGATCAATCCCTCATCAAGAATATGGTTGAGCAATGGGTATTCCTCTCCCTCGATATTTATCTTGATTAGATCAACCTTCGGTGAACCAAGTTCAGAATAAACTTCAGAAAATTTTCTCACATTTACACTATCTGAATTTGGAAACTTTTCATTCATATCATATGATATTGAACCAGCTTCAGTTCCAGATTTTGCCAAATTTGCATCTCCATTGAAATCACTCAACCCATATCTGAAATATTGTACCTTGTCATTATTTTTGAATCTAGAATGTAAATGACTTATATGAAAATCAATAAATGGTTCGAAGATGTAAATGGTCGGATCAACTTTAGAAACCCACTCAAATGCAAAATCCCCTCTATATCCTCCGACGTCAAATATTATAGAGTCAGAGTTGAGGGGATAATTATATCTCTTTGTTTCAGTCCAGTCTGGCGGTATTGGCATATCTAGAACCTTCCCTTATATGTTCAGGAGCACGATGCCACTTACCATTGATGTTGCCGTTGATGTAGTTATCATCTTCAAGCACACCATGTAAGAATTGTTCCCGCACTTCTTCATAATTCACACGTCCCTTGGTGGAGTGGAGCGAAATGATTTCTCTCCGGAAGTTTTCTTTACCATGGATTTCAATTTGTTCTTTGAGGTCTTCGCTTGATCCATAATACTCTTTCCAGTCGGACTCACTTTTTTGACGACGTTTGGCTCCCTTCTTCTTACGATGGGAATAAAAATATTTTCGCCCGATATATTTCTTACCATCTATCAAACTTGTGATGATGTAGACAAAACCAAAGAAGCCATTGATGTCTTCAGTTTCAAACGGTTTTCCTTCGAATGTCCAGGGATTGTCGTACATCACATCTCATCATCATCGTCATCCTCTTCTATATAGTCATCTTCTTCGTCTTCTATTTCAGCACCACAAAATGGACACCATGATGGAACGTCCTCAACATATTGAGTGTCATACTTTACTAGGAAATCTGCATCACACGAGGGGCATTTGATTTCCTCTTCAACTTCATCGAGTATTGTCATTTCCAAGCATCATCCCAACTCCCTGTCAAACCAGCAACCTCATACTCGGTAACTCTGTTCTCAAAAAAGTTTGTATGATCTGCTCCGTTCAATACCCACTCAAGCCAGTCGAGTGGATTTTCTTTGACTTTGAAGTTTGTTTTCAGACCAAGTTGCAATAAGCGACGATCAGTGATGTAGCGAACATATTGCTTGACTTCATCAGCAGTCAAACCATCGATGTCACCAATCTTATATGCCAGCTCGATGAACTTATCTTCGAGCTTTACAATGTTGCGAGCGATGTCATAGATTTCTTGTTTGAACTGATCGTCAACAATACGAGGATGCTCAGCGCAATATGTTCTGAACAATCTTGAGTTGCCTTCGACATGAATCGACTCGTCGCGAATCGACCACTCAACAACTTTGCCCATCCCTTTCATCTTACCAACTCGCTGGAAGTTTAGAAGCATGACGAAAGATGCAAAAAGCAAAACTCCTTCATTGAATACAGACTTCGCCAACGCAAGACCCAAGCCACGCCGAGTTGTAATATCAGCTTCAGCCATGTAGTCAACTTTGTCCGCCATCTCTTTATACTCTAGGAACGCAAGATACTCATCGTCAGGCAAGCCAAGTGTATCGTTGAGCAAAGCATACGCACGTTGGTGAACACCCTCACGTGCAGCAAACGAGCCATGCATATTTCTGATCTCGTTATTCTTGAAAGCAGGTATGAAATGCTCATAATAATTTTTGCCAACCGCAACGTCGGACTGAGTAAACAGTCGAAGTATCTGAGTGACAAATGATTTATCAGTCGCCGACATTTTGCCAGACTTCCAGTCCATAACGTCTTCACTCAAATCAAGCTCGTCCTCAATCCAGTGGATCTTTTCGTGGCGTTGAGTTATTTCAACTGCCCAAGGATATTGAAACGGTTTGTAAACTTTAGAAAACTCCATGAGTCCACCACGTGCGCGACGAACCAAGGATTCTCCCTGATCTAACAGCTGTGTATATCCACCAATCAGTTTGTCATTTATGAAAATTTGTGGAACCGACTGAACTTTGTACTGCTGATAAAAGGACAAACGTGTTTCTTCATCATCCATCACATCTTCAGTATATGTGAATCCTCGACGGTCCAACCAATCTTTTGCCTTTATGCAAAACGGACAGTCTGATTTAGAAACGATGCGGATATTATCCATTTACCTTCCTTGCCCCCTGTATTTCTTATATGATCTGCGTTTACTTTTATTCATCATACACTTTGAAGTATTGTGACCCGAACCAATCGAGGTCTTCTTTACAACTGGTTCATGAACTTGAATTACACCTAGACTCTTCGCTCTTTTCGCCATGATAAACCTCCATCAACCTTGGCATGCCACACAGGATTCCTCATCCTGCTCTATTTCTACACCATCCATCAAACGATCTCGCTCAACTTTCTTTGATACGTTTTCTGCACGGTTTGAAGTTTCTGTTCGTAAATAATACAAACCCTTGCATCCCAGCTTCCAAGCCATGTAGTGAACTTTAGACAACTCGCCTTTATTAGCACCAGCTGGGAAAAATAGATTCAGGGACTGCCCCTGACAAATATACTTCTGACGATCAGCAGCTTGTCTTACCAAAGCCATCTGCGGTATTTCATTTGCTGTAGCAAAAACACGCTTCTGATGTGCGTTTAGAAAATCAAGATGCTGAACTGATCCACCATTAGTTATAATGCTGCTCCAAACGTCTTTCGTGTCTTGACCAAGATCTTTCAACAATGCCTCAAGATATCTGTTCTTTACCAAATACGAACCGACACGTGTACGATGCGTGTATGCGTTTGCTTTGTTTGGCTCGATAGATGGTGAAGTGCCAGCAATGACACCACTGTTTGCGTTTGGTGCGATAGCAAGTAGATGTGCGTTGCGGTAGCCAGAACCAATCATGTCTGGTGCTTCGCCTTTCTCTTTCGCAATCTTTTTCGTTTCTGCTACAGCCTCTTGCTTGATATACTGGAAAATACGTTTATTGAGTTCGGAGGCATGTTCACTTTCAAATGGTGCCTCACACCTTTGGAAATAAGAATGCAAACCCATAGCACCCAAACCGAGAGATCGCTCACGCTCAGCGGAAAACTTTGCGCGGGAAATAGTATCGGGTGCGTTGTCTATGAAAACTTGTAGCACATTATCAAGGAAACGAATAAGATCACGCACCATTGTAGTTTGCTTCCACTCATCAAACTTTTCGATGTTCACAGATGACAGGCAACAAACTGCTGTGCGGTCTTTATCTGTTACAAGATGGATTTCGTTACAAAGATTTGAACCTTTAATCTTGAGTCCGAGTTTCTTTTGTGGCTCGGGAAGATAACGGTTCGCTGTGTCAATAAAGTTTAGATATGGTTCGCCTGTACGATAGCGCACCTCTAGAATATTTTCCCAGAGCTTGCGAGCCTTCATTGTTTCACGTGTCTTATTATCGTTCGGGTCAACAAGATTCCAATCTTCGTCTTTCTCAACAGCTCGCATAAAATCATCTGTGATATTTACAGCGTGGTTGAGGTTGAGACATTTTCTATTGACGTCACCAGTGGGGGTGCGAATAGAAAGAAACTCTATGATGTCGGGATGTGAGATGTCGAGATATGCAGCGTATGAACCCTTGCGTGTTTTGCCTTGACGATACGCAGTCATGTCTGAGTCAACTGTATGCAAAAACGGAATCGGACCTGGAGCAATATTACTGACAGAACGCACATCAGACCAGTGACCACCAACACCACCACCCTTTACTGACAGCCAACGCAACTCCGCTGTGTGATCAATCAAACCTTCGAGTGTGTCGGGAACATAAGTTAGAAAGCACGATATCGGCAGAGCCTTTACTTTTTCGCCTGGCAAACCTGCATTAGACAAAACAGGGCTGGAATACATAAACCAACCCTGTGAGGCATAATCGTAGATTCGTTGCGCAAGTTCCATATCACCGTCGCAATATGCGACAGCTGCACGAGCGAATGCTTCTTGGCAATTCTTCTCATCTTTCCGACAATAATATTCTTTCAATAAACTCACGGCAAACTCGGAAAGGTCTTTCTCTCTGGAAAGATCAATAGTAATACCAAGATGCTTCTTTTCTCGTGCCATATT